GACCTACTGGACAAGGTCAGCGACAACATCGCCAGCATGTACGCCGACAAGGCCGGCGGTGAGGCGTCAGCCTGGCGCGACACCATGCGCGGGGAGCAGTGGTACAGCGCCCAGGAGGCGGTGGACGCCGGCCTGGCCGACCACATCGGAGAGCCCGGAACACAGGCCGAGAACACGGCCGACCAGCGGTGGAACATGTCGTTCTACCGATTCGACGGCCGCCAGTCAGCGCCGGCACCGTCTACCATCGCGGCGAAGGCACAGCAGCCCGCCGCGCCTACTACGAATTGGGACGCCTCGGCATTCTCGCGGGCGTGGAACGAAGGGACTGCGGTATGACCACGGCGATTCCCACGAATCCGGACGCACTCGGCACCTACTTGACCGAGGACATCCGGAACAAGATCAGCACGGATCCGGTGTTCGCGGCGCAGCAGTTCAAGGCGTTCGGTGAGCAGTACGCCAACGAGTGGGCCAAGACCAACGCCGGCAAGGTGGCCACCGCCGACATCGCCGCCGCCAAGGAACTGGAGCTGGTCCAGTACCTGGAGGACCACGGCAACGAGCTGCCCAAGGGCTTCAAGGCGGGCGAGGCGATGGCCGCGCTCCAGCAGAAGCGCCGCGGCATGGGCCTGCACAACGCCCGCACGTCCAAGGGCCAGCTGTGGAGCAAGCGCGCGCTGGGCGCGTCGGTGGACGACAAGTTCACCAGCGCCTGGGAGTACTTCGCCGCGGTGCACGCCATGGGCCGGTCCTCGTTCAACGTGCCCAACCGGGCTGACATGGTCAACCGGCTGGTGGCGCTCCAGGAGATTCAGAACTCCTACGGCAGCGTCGTGCCCTCGGACGGCGGCTTCCTCATCCCCGAGATCCTGCGTTCCGAGATCCTCCAGCTGGCGCTGCCCACCTCCATCGTGCGCCAGCGCGCCACCGTCATCCAGATGGACTCGCTCAAGGTGCCGATCCCGGCCGTCGACGAGCGGTCCCGCGTCACCTCGATCTTCGGTGGCCTCCAGTTCTTCTGGGCGGCCGAGGGTGCGCCGGGCGTCGACAGCTCGGCGAAGTTCGGCCAGGTCACCCTGGACGCCAAGAAGTTGATGGGCTACGCCGGCATCCCCAATGAGCTGATGCTGGACGCGCCGGCGTTCATGTCCTGGTTCTCGGCGAAGTTCCCGCAGGGTGTGACCTGGTTCGAGGACATCGCCTTCCTCACCGGTGACGGCGTGACCCAGCCGCTGGGCGTCGTCAACGGCAGCGGCGTGGTGTCGGTGACCCGCACGACCACCAACCACATCCGGTACGAGGATCTGGTGGCGATGTACCAGTCCATGTACCCGGCCAGCATCCCCAACACCTGCTGGGTTCTGTCGCACGACGCCTTCGCCGAGATGGCCGAGCTCTACTTCATCCCGAACAGCGGCGGCGGCGGCGGCACCATCCCGGTCCCGGTCATGCTGTGGATCCCGAACGCCGTCGGCGACCCGACGCCCACGATCCTCGGCCGCCCGGTGCTGTTCACGGAGAAGATCGGCCCGCTCGGCTTCGCCGCCGGCACCAACCCGGACTGCATGTTCGTCGACTTCTCGGAGTACCTGGTCGGCGACCGGCAGATGATGCAGGTGGAGTCCAGCGCCGACTACCTGTTCGGCACCGACAAGACCGCGTTCCGCGCGATCGAGCGCGTGGACGGCCGGCCCTGGTTGCCGGCCCCGATCACCCCGCACAACAACTCCAGCGTCAAGCTGTCGCCCTACGTGGTGCTGGCGCACTGAGCCCCCGGCCGGGGCGGTGGTCCAGACCGCCCCGGCCGGTGCGTTCCAGGGTCATTCGATCGGAACGACGAGAAAGGCACCATCGTGTTCAAGCTGGGATACACCTTCGACCTCGGGTTCGACGGCCTGTCCGCCGACCTGTCCACCACCGCCATCACGGGGAAGCGGACCAACGTCCGCAACTTCAACAACCCCAACTTCGTGGTGGCGCTGGGCGCGGCGGCCTCGGGCAACGCCGACGTGGTCATGACCGTCAACCAGTGGCAGGCCTCGTCCGGCGGCTCGGCGCAGCCCTACGTCTGCGACCACCTCTACCTGAAGTCGGCCACCCTGCTGGCCAACACCGAGGTGTGGACGAACGTGGCCAACGCGGCCACCGACGGCACGATCCGCGTGCTCGGCGCGGCCAACGCCACCAAACAGTGCATCGCCGTCGTGGAGATCCACGTCCCGGCGCTGCTGTCCGGCTACGACTACGTCAGCCTGGACATCGCCACGGTGGCCGTCGCGCGCTCGGCGGTGGTGCTGATGGAGGCGGCTGACATGTCCGAGCGCTTCAACCCGGTGAACCTCCAGCCGCTTCTGTTCTGACGGCACTCGACTGCCGTCTGGTTCGTCGCGCGTACCCCCTGTCCGTGCGGCGTTCCAGTCGGCACCCGGGAAAGGACCAGACCATGACGCACCCCGAACCGAGCGACAACCCGCATGCCGGGGCGTTCCCGGGCCTGTCGGTGGACGACTCGGGCAACGTGTTCACCGGCTACGACGCCGACGGCAACCCGGTGACGCTGCACGTCACGCCCACCGCCAACCACGGCGCGGCGCCCGGAGATGATCTTGGAGGTGAGCAGCCATCAGCCAGCCAGACGGGGCCGGATGGTACGGAGCCCTCAACATCTTCACCTACTGTCGACAGGTCCGAGAAGAGTGGCGAGACACCTTCCCCCAGGCCTGCCCCCGATGCGGTGAGCCCATCCGCGTCGGCCCCGACGACGCCGTCTACTGCCGGTTTGACGGCTGGCGATGGGACGGCACCGCAGACAGCGCCTACCCGCCAGTCGGGCCCGGCGGCTGACCAGAACTGACGAGAGGGGGTCGTGGTGGACCCGATGTACTGCACGCTGGAGCAGGTCAAGGCGGCGATCAACGTCACGGCCCCCGCCATCAACGACGCCCAGATCGTCCGGGAGATCAGCGCGGCCTCGGCCATCATCGACGCCGACATGCGCCGGCCGGCCGGCGCGTTCTGGCCGGTCACCGACACCCGGTTCTTCGACTGGATGGACCATCAGTACTCACTCACCTGGCGGCTGTGGCTGAACGGCAACGACATGGCCGCCGCGCCGACGCAGGTGACCTCGGGCGGCGTCGACATCACTGCCGGCGTCCTGGCGCGCAACGGGGTGGACGACAGCACCGCCCCGTTCACCTACCTGGAGACGAACCTGGCCACCGACGCCACGTTCATGTCCACCGCCACCTACCAGCGCGCCATCGCGGTCACCGGGCTGTTCCTGGCCGTCCCGCTCGTGGAGGCCGCCGGCGGCACACTGGCCGTGGTCAACGCCTCGGCTGTCACCGCCGTCTGCTCGAACGGCAGCGCCGTCGGCGTCGGCTCCGTGCTCCGTGTGGACACCGAGCGGATGCTGGTCACCGACAAGGTCCCGGCCACCTCCGGCCAGACGCTCCAGGCCGACATGGCCGCCACCAACGCCGCCAACACGGTGGTCGTGTCCAACGGCGCGATGTTCTTCGCCGGGGAGCTGCTCACCGTCGACGGGGAGCAGATGCTGATTCAGGTGGTGGCGGGCAACAACCTACTGGTGAAGCGGTCCTGGAACGGCACGCCGCTGGCCACGCACCTCACCGGCGCGACGGTCTACGTGTCCCGCCAGCTCACCCTGGTCCGCGGCGTCCTCGGCACCACCGCGGCCAGCCACGCCGCCAACGCGCCCATCGCTGTGCACGTCACGCCGGCCGGCGTGCAGACGCTGGCCCTAGCCGAGACGCTGCGCCTGCTCGGCCTGGAGCGCGCCGGCTACACGCTGGTGATCGAGCACGGCAGTCTGATGAAGGTGGGCACCGCCGACGTGCTGTGGGCGCAGGTCCGGCAGGCCTACCAGCGACGCATGCGCGTCCGCACACCCGCGCGGCACATATGAGCTGGACCGTCGAATACAAGGGCCCGTTCTTCGATTCGGCGGAATGGGACGCCGGCATGCGCCATTTCATGGAAGACATGACCATGAATGTCGCCGATCAGGGGACCCGAGAACTGCGCACCACCATGTTCGCCACGTTCAAGGTGCCCACCGGCCACTATGAGGGAACCGTCAAGGCGTCCCCGTTGTCGTTCGGCGCGTCGAAGATCGACGGTGAGGGCACCGTTTATGCGTGGTGGCTGGAGGGCATCGGCAGCCGCAACTACCCCAAGACCAGGTTCAAGGGCTATCACCTGTTCCTCAAGGAGACGGCCAAGCTGAACCGCGGCGTGCTGAAGTACGTGGAGAACGACGTGCGCCGATTCGTGGACAGGATGAACGCATGAGCGAAGGTGGGTTCGATTATGGTCAGCTACTGACCGACATCGTCGACTACTGCGCCCGCACGGCGCTGTTCGACTCGGTGCAGGCGTTCGAACTGGACGGCAATATCGGCCAGTTCGTGGCCGCCGTGTTCCCCGCGCCCGGCGCTATCGAGCCGGTGGAAGGCCTGTCCGGCGTCAACGTCACCAGCCTGCGGGTCACGTTCACCATTCGGCTTTACCTCGCGGTGGCGCAGCAGACGCCGGACGTGGTGGATCCCAAGATGATGCACGCCACCGCCACCATCATGCAGGCGTTCAACGGCGCGTTCACCTTCGGCGAAACGGTCTACGCCATTGACCTGCTCGGCGAGCAGGGTGTGCGGCTGTCCGCGAACTGCGGCTATATGAAGGTAGGCGCGCCCGAGGTGTCGGCGCTCTACCGCATCATGGACATCACGGTGCCGGTGCTGCTGGCCAACGTCTGGCCCCAGGTGAGGTGACCCCATGGACTGGCTGATCGAGGTGCTGGGCCTGAACGGATCAGGCACCTGGTACAACTTCTGGTCCGGATTCGGCTCGGACCTGTCCATGTTCGGCGCGGTGGCCGTGTTCGCCTACAAACACAACTGCCACGTGAAGCGCTGCTGGCGGTTCGGCAAGGTCGCCGTCGACGGACACACCGTGTGCTGGCGGCACCACCCGAACAACCCACCCACCGCCGGCCAGGTGGCCGCACTCGGGCAGCCCGTGAGCGATGATGTGGCAGTGAAAGGTGGTGGGTGATGGCGAAGAGTTCCGGCCTCGGCGACTTCCTCTTTGTGGACGGCGTTGACCTGTCCGGCGACGTCGGCGTGGTGGACACGCTGGCCTGCCCGGCCGCGGTGCAGGACGTCACCGGGCTGAGTAAGTTCGCGTTCGAGCGGCTGCTGCTCAAGCGGGACGGCGTCATCAAATTCACCCCGTTCTGGAACAACGCCGTCGGCGTCGGGGCCGAGCACGGCGTGCTGTCCACGCTGCCCCGCGGCGACCGGCTGGTGAGCTACCTGCACGGCGCGGCCATCGGCAACCCCGCCGCCAACCTGCTCGGCAAGCAAGTCGACTTCGATTGGAAGCGCGGCGCGGCCGGCGACCTGCTCGGCAACGTGGACGCCCAGGGCAACGGGTTCGGGCTGGAGTGGGCCAACCAGCTCACCGCCGGGTTCCGCACCGACGTGGCTGCCACCAACGGCACCGCCTGGAACGCCGGCGCGTCCACCTCGTTCGGCTGGCAGGCCTACCTCCACGTCAACGCCTTCACCGGAACTGACGTGACGATCAAGCTCCAGGACAGCGCCGACAACGTCACCTTCGCCGACGTGGCCAGCGGCGCGTTCGCCCAGATCACCAGCCTCCCGAGCCCGCTCGGTTCGCGGCTGGCCATCGGCGGGGTGGCGACGCTGCGCCAGTACGTCCGGGCGTCCACCGTCACCACCGGTGGGTTCACCTCGGTCAAGTTCGCGGTCAACGTCGTGAAGAACACGCAGGCCGTTTCCTTCTAGCAGACAGGGGATCACGATGGAGGCACTAGTCCCGCCCGGATGGGCGCAGCGAGGGGACCGCGAGCACTCGCTGCACAACACGTTCACCGAGCAGCAGAACTTCGGCGCGTCGGCGGAGATCACCTGGCGCAAGGCGACCTGCGAGGAAGTCGGCTGCGCCTGGATGCGCACCGGCTGGGCCACCATCGTGGATCCGTCGGACCCGAACCTCGGCGCGATGCAGGCCGAGTTCATCCGCCACGACAAGACCCGCTCGCACACCGAGCTCACCGGTGCGGCGTGGAACGAGCGGGGCGCAGCGCTGGCGGTGGACCGGGGCGAGGAGTTCACGCCGGTGGGCAACACCATGGCCGTGTTCGTGTTCCCTCCCGGCACCGAGTGCATGAATCGCAACGACCACCGCGCCACCGAGGCCGTCAACCCGCTGTTCAAGGTGCGCGACCACTGGGGCCGGGTGGTGCGCGCCCACAGCGGACCGGACCCGTTCCTGGACGACTTCCGCTCTTCCCTGGAGCGGATCACCCAGCAGATCACCAGTTAGGGAGACACCAATGGCGAAGGCTTCCGGCCTCGGGTACTCGGTGACGGTGCAGGACGCCACGCCGACCAACCGGGTCATCAGCAACGACGTCACCGACTTCAACTACGCCCTGCCCCGTGCGGTGCAGGACATCACCGGTGTGGACAAGTTCGCGTTCGAGCGGCTGCTGCTGCTCGCGGACTACTCGATCCAGCTCAACGGGGTGTTCAACAACTCCACCAACCAGTCCCACGACGTGTTCAAGACGATCAGCTCTACGTCGGTGACCCGCGCTGTCGTGCTGGCGCTGACCGTCAACGCGGTCACCAGTACGCTGTCCAACAACTGCGTGCTCACTGACTACCAGCTCAAGCGCGCTGCTGGTGGCGCGTTCACCTGGACCGTGCCCGGCGTTCTCGCCGACGGCGCGGTGCCGACCTGGACGTGAGGGGCGATGGCACAGGTACCCCGCAGGACATACGTCCTGATCTTCGACGGCTCACCGGGTGACGAAGACCTGGACGAGTTCGAGATCAAGGTGCGCCCGCCGTCGGTGGGCGAGTCGCTGGAGCACCACGACATGGCGTGGTTCCGCGACCCTGCCACGTCCGAGGCCGAGCGCACCAAGCGGCTGGCCGAGCTGTATGCGGTGTTCGCCGCCCGGCTGGTGTCCTGGAACCTGGAGGATGGGGACCGGCCGCTCCCTGCCACGCTGGAGGGACTCCACCAGCTCCCGCAGGACGTCGGCGGCCGGATCCTCGGATCCTGGCTGTGGGAGACAGCGACGGTGCCCCGCCCTTTGCCGCACGACTCGAACACTGGAGGAACTTCGGTGGACGAGTCGCAGATCCCGATGGGAGCTTTGCCCGACCTCCCGAGCTGACCCGGGCGCAGACCCTGGAGACGCTGATGAAGCGCTACCCAGGGTCGTACACCCTGTCCGAGTTGATGGCCGAGGACGCCCTCCTGCTCCAGCACGTGGCCATCATGAACCTGGGAGGTGAGGACTGATGGCGAACGAGGTCATCATCCGCGTCACCGCCCGGGACGACACCGCTGGCGTCCGCGACATCATCCGCGGCGGTTTCGGCGTCACCGGCCGGCAGGCGGGCGAGGATTTCCAGAAGGGCGTCACCGAGGGCACCAAGGGTGTCGCCCCGAAAGCCGAGCAGGACGGCAAGGACGCCGGCAAGTCGTTCGGCAAGGGCATGGACGACGCCGTCAAGCCGGCCGCCAAGAAGGCTGGCGAGGATGCCGCCACCGAGGCTGGCAAGGCAGCCAAGGACAAGGCGAAGGCTGACGCCAACGCGGCCGGGCAGGGCGGCATCCTGGGCCCGCTGATCCTCGCGGGGGCACCGCTGATCGGCGCGGCGGCCGGCGCGGCCATCGTCGGTGGCGTCGGCCTCGGCCTGATCGGGCTGGCCGCCGTCGTGGCCAAGAGCAACGACGGCGTCAAGGCCCAGCTCCAGGCGTTCAAGGCGGACGTGGTCACCACGTCGCAGGCCTGGGGCAGCGAAATGTCCAAGCCGGTCACGCAGGCCATCGGCACGATCAAGGTCGGGTTCGACAACCTCCGGCCGGCCGTCGGCACCGCGCTGGGCAACATGGGCCCCGACATCGCGCTGTTCGCCCAGGGCATCACGGGGCTGGCCACCCAGGCGATGCCCGGGCTGACCGCGGCCAGCGGCCGGATGATCCCGGTGTTCCAAGGGCTGTCCGGGCTGATGTCCACCGTCGGGCAGGCCACCGGCCAGATGGCCAGCGACGTCAGCCAGCACAGCACGCAGATCGGTACCTCGATCGGCTACGTCGGCCAGGTCATCGCCACCCTGGAGACCGTGGCGGGGCACCTGATAGGCGACCTGTCCGACACCTTCGCCCACACCGGCGGGACGCTGGTCACCACCCTGCACTCCGTCGGCGACGTGATCAGCGGGCTGTCCAGCACCGCGATGCCGGCGCTGGGGGCTGGCATCCAGACCGACCTCACCGTGATCAACGCGCTGATCAGCGCGCTCGGGCCGGTGTCGTCGCTGCTGGGCACCTTCGGCGGCACCGCGCTGTCGGCCTACATGAACGCCAGCCTGCTCGGGAAGCTCCAGGGCCCGATCAGCAGCATGGCCGACTCGCTGGACAAGGCCGGCACCAAGGGCACGACGTTCGGCAACGTCACCAGCACGATGTCCAAGGGGCTGGGCAAGGTCGGCGACTCGTTGCCGATCATCGGCGTCGGCCTGGCCGTGCTCGGCACCGTGATGGAGCTGGACAGCGCGCACGCCACCGCGTTGACCGACGCCTCGGACAAGCTGGCGGCGTCCCTGGAGCAGGGCGGCACCCAGGCGGCGAAGGCGCGCAAGGAGATGGCCGACGCCCGCGCGGCCAACCAGGACTACACCAACAGCGCGATCGCGCTGTCCGCGGCGCAGGTCCAGGGCACGCAGGACTCCAGCGTCTACGGGCAGATGGCGGGCAGCAACGCCCGGCAGATCGGGGAGCTCACCCAGAAGGTCCAGGACAACAAGCAAGTCGCCGACGACGCGCTGAAGAAGTACAACGACTGGGCCGCCGGCATGGGCCTGACCGCCATCACGGCGTCGCAGCTGTCGGGCAGCACCGACATCCTGGCCAGCTCCACCCAGTCAGCCAGCTCCAACACCTCGCAGCTCAAGGCCGACCTGGACATCATGGGCGCGGCGGCGTCCACCACGGACGCCAAGATCAAGGCGCTGACCGACACGCTGGCCATCATGGGCGACCACGGCATGCAGAAGGCGCAGGACTACGCCGCCCAGCTTGGCACCGCGCTGGACAGCTTCTCCACGTCCATGGCCAGCGCCAAGGGCGCGGTGTTCGGGTTGAACGGAGAGCTGGACACCAACAGCGCCCGGGGCCGCGCCGTGCTCACCGTGCTGGAGGCGGCGCAGGTCGGCTGGGCCGGGCAGGCGCAGTCCATGGCCAACGCCGGCCGTTCCACCGCCGAGATCAACCAGACGCTGGACACCAACCGCCAGCAGCTCTACGGCGTGCTGGCCGCGGCCGGGCTGACCAAGGACCAGATCAACCGTCTGATCGACACCTACGGCCTGGTGCCCAAGAGCATCAGCACGCAGGTGCACGCCAACACCCAGCCGGCCATGGACGCCACCCAGAACCTGCTGCGCTACATCAACGGCCAGCGCGCGGTGGTCACCATCGACACCGTCACCGGCAACACGCAGGCCCTGCGGTTCGGCGGCGGCCACACCGCCTCGGCCTCGGGCGGCGTCACCTCCCCGATGCCCGGCGCGGCCAGCGGCATGGTGCTGCCTGGAGGCTTCCGGGTGGTCGGTGAGCAGGGGGCCGAGCTGATCCGCGACCAGGTGGGCGCGACGGTGGTTCCCCGGTCCGGTGTGGACAAGGCCATCACCGACGCGCTCGGCTCCGGCGGTGGCAGTGCTCCGCAGTCCATTGACGTACGGTTCGCCGGGAACACCGACGGCGCGCTGGCCACCGCCATCATGCAGCTGTTCTACCAGGGCCTGATCAAGATCTATCCGCAGTTCAACCAGAGGTGAAAGGCCGCCGGTATGGGCATCCATGAGTACAAGACCTGGAACGTTCCCATGGTCGCCGCGGCCGCGCCGACGGCGGTGGCCACGGGAACCGCGCTCAAGACCATGCTCCAACTGGCGACGCCGAGCACGCGCATGGTGCGGCTGATCAGCTGGGGGTTCCAGCTGGACGCCCTTCCCGCCTCGGGTAGTGGCGTGATCGAGCTGCTGGAGACCGACGTGGCCGCCACCGTCACCGCGCACGTCCCCGCGGGCGTGCAGCCGCTCTACCCCGGCCTGCCGGCGTCCCTGCTCACGCTGGGCGCGACGGCCACCGGGTACACCGCCTCGGCGGAGGGCAGCGTCACCACCACCCGGTCGCTGGACACCAACAAGGTCAGCAGCACCGCCGGCTCGGACTCGATCGACTACGTCTACCAGTGGATGCCCGACGAACGGCCGTGGATCAACATCAGCAAGTTTCTGCGGATCCGGGCCACCTTCGCCGCCTCGGTCAACATGCTGTGTTGGATCTGTCACGAGGAGTGACGTTCTGGCGCCATTGTCCGGTGTTCAGCTGAAGGAGGTGAAGTTCAGTGGCCAAGCGGGCATCGATTGCTCCCCGGTGGTCCGAGTGGGAGGTGCGGGGCAAGCACGCCTCGGTCCCCGGCGCGGGGTTCGACGCCGGCGCGTCTGGCCCGCTCAAGGGCGTCACCATCCTGGACCAGCAGTTCCCGGGCGGCGGCCTGCGGCTGGTGGTGGAGGCCGCGTTCGGCGCGAACCTCACCGGCGACCCCAACACCTGGGCGTGGACCGACATCACCACCGACGTGGAGATCGGCAACAACCGTAAGATCATGATCACCGTCGGCAAACAGGACGCCCGCTCCACCTCCAGCCCGGCGCAGATGACGCTGACCCTGAACAACCGGCAGAACGCCTACTCGAAGTCGCCGTTCTCCTCGAACTGGCCGAACGTGCGCCGAGGCCTGCCGGTCCGGGTGCGGGCGGTGTTCGGCGGCGACGACGTGGCCGGGTCCAAGAAGCTGTTCCAGGGCCGTGCGGTGTCGCTCCAGCCCGGCTTCGACGTCACCGGCCGGTGGGCGGTGGTGACGCTGACCGCGGCGGGCACCCTGCGCCGGCTAGGCCAGGGAAACCAACCGCTGCTGTCCACCCTGCGCCAGTACACCCCCGGAGTGTCCAACCTGGTCGCCTACTGGCCGCTGGAGGATCCCACCGGGGCCATCGCGTTCGCGCCGGCTGGCCCGCTCGGCGCTGCGCCCATGACCTCCATCGGAGCGGTGTCGGCGCACTCGAACACCACGATCGTCGCTTCCGACGCGTTGCCGACGCTTGGCGGATCCACCGGCAGCACGCTGGTCGGGTTCATCCCCTCCTACGTTTCCACTGGCGCGGTGCAGATCCGGATGGTGGTGAACTGGCCGACAGCGTCCGGCGCGCTCCCGGACGGCACCGTGGTGCTGCGCCTGTTCACCCTCGGCGGCACCGCGGCCCGGTTCGACGTCCTCTACGGCACCGGCGGCTCGCTGAAGCTGAACGTCTACGACCCCGTCGGGACGCTGATCTTCAACGGCGTGGCAGCGACGTTCAACGTGGACGGCACCTCGGGCGCGCTCGGCCTGGCGCTGTCCACCAGCGGGTCCGACATCGCGACGATGGTGACCTATTACAAGATCGGGGCCGGTAGCGCGGGGTACTCCTCGAACACCGTCACGGCCAGGACGATCGGCACGCCGCAGTACTTCTCCATCCTGCCCACTGGCATCGCCAACTCCACGTTCTCGCTCGGCCACATCACCGTGCAGAGCCAGTCCTCGGACATCTTCGAACTGGGCGGCCCTCTCAACGCCTACGACGGCGAGTACTCCTACGACCGGGTGACCCGGCTGCTGGCACTGGTCGGAGCGCCGACGCCGACGGTGTTCGGGGACGGCATGTCGTTCCCCCAGCGGATGGGACCCCAGCGGATTGACACGCTGATCAACCTGATTCGGGAGTGCGAGGCGACCGACGCCGCGATCGTCACCGACGGGCACAACGATTCGTTGACCTTCGATTCCCATCTGCTGCTGGAGAACCTGACGCCGGCGCTGACCGTGGACGCGCGCACCCAGCTCATGCCTCCGTTCGCGCCGGTGGATGACGACCAGCAGCTGCGCAACAGCTGGACGGTGGCGCAGCGCGGCGGCCCGTCGGTCAGCTTCTCGCTCACTGACCCCTCCAACCTTCAGAGCACCGTCAACGCCGGGGTGTACCCGGACAGCGCCACGATCAACGTGTTCGGCAACGCCGACGCCGCCGTCGGCACCCAGACCGGCGGATTTGGCGTCAAGGCCCAGCAGAACCTGGCCTCCTGGCTGGCGCACCAGTTCACCCCTGACGGCTACCGGGTGCCGTCGTTCCAGCTCGCCTTTCACCACAACCCCGAGCTGATGTCGCCGTTCGTCACCAACACCAACGTGGACTGCGTCATGCGCATGGACGTGACCCACCTGGCCGACGTCTACCCGCAGATGCCGCCCTGGACCCAGCAGTACATGGTGCTCGGCTACACCTACATGATCGACAAATTCCTGTGGGACACCACGGTCAACGTAGTGCCGTACGACCCCTGGCACGTGGCGCTGGTGGCCAAGCCGTCCGGCGACACCGGCGAGAACGTGGCCCGCTGCGACACGGTCAGCTCCCAGGTTGGCCTGCCGGTGGCTCCCGGCGCGAACAGCATCCAGGTCTACAGCGCCGACAAGTCGGCGTGGACAACCACAGCCGACGACTTCCCGCTCACCATCGCGGTCCAGGGCATCCCGGTCACCGTCACCGCCATCACCGGCGGGACGTCCCCGCAGACCTTCACCGTGGACCCGACCACCGTCACCAAGGCGTTGCCCGCCGGGGCCGACGTCCGGCTGTGGAACCCGCCGGTAATCGCCATTGGAGGCGTGACATGACGTTCACCGCGGGCCAGAAGATCAGCACCGCCACGCTGGACACCATCGGCAGCACGGCGTTGCAGATGCTCGGCGCGACGCAGACCGCGGTGACGCAGACCTACGGTCCCGGCACCGCCGCCGCCGCCGACATCAGCGGGGCCACGCTGACCTTCTCCACCCAGTACGCCAACACCAAGGTGGCCATCTGGGCCGTGTTCGACGTCGGCTCGAACTCCACCGTCACCACCGCCTGGGGCATCTTCGTCGGCACCTGTCTGGTTGACGGCGTCGCCCCCGACGGCTCGGAGTCGCATGCCACCGGCGTCCGAGGCACCGTCATGCAGATGTGGATAGCCACCCTGGGCGCGGCCGGCAACCACACGATCAAGCTTCAGGGCGCGCACTCCGGCGGCACCGACACCGCCACGACGTACCAGACCCACACGAAGTGGCACGCCCTGGTGTTCGGCCCGTGACGCAGCGTCACAAAATGGCGCCAGAAAGCGGACAACCCCCGGATGTCGAGTCCGGGGGCTGCCCTGTCTACCTACCCCGTCAGTAGGGGCCGCAATCACCGGCGCAGCGGGGGTCACCGCACTTCGAGCACACGGTGCCGGTCACCTGATCCCCTTCGTCCGGTTCTCGTACAGCTCGGCCGCCTTCTCCCGGACCAGCGGTTTGGCCAGGTTCTTTCCCGGCTCCCGCTTCACCTCGATCGGGTCGGCTGCCTCACCGTCGGCGCGGTGCTGGCCGCCGCCCGGCGCGGTCTCCTTGAGTCTGTGTTTCCCGGTCATCCCGTCGGTCCTCCCATCGCCCATGCCACCCAGCAGACCACCAGCGCCGACAGGGCGACCAGGAAGACCACCCACGGCACCGCGTAGAGCAGGCGGCTTCTCCAGTCTCGGCCGCTCACCGGAGCACCCTGGCGCGCAGCCACACCACCAGGAGGCCCAGACCGCCGAGCGCGACGGCCGCGCCGAACTCCTGGACGCTCTCCCACACGCTCACGGCGTCACCCCCACGGTCTGCGCCGGGGCCACGATGACCGGGGCCGGCGTGGCGGGGGTCGGCATCGCGGTGAACGCGGCCAGCATGAACGCCACCACGGTCAGCGACACCAGTCCGGCCGCCAGCGCGAACCACAGGCTGTCCCGATTGTTCCTGTCGGTGTGCATGATCAGTCCTCAAACCTCTCGGCGGCCCAGTCGGGCCACAGGTGGATGGGCAACGGGCGGCCGGACAGCGAGCACTGATAGGCCAGGGCGGGATCCAGGGCCGGGGCGTTGTGCTTCTTCCACGCGAACGTGGCCGCGCTGCTCCGGCTGCCCCCGGTGAACACGCCGTCCTGCTGGGTGTGGCAGGACGGGCAGTGTCCCCGGCGGGTGATCTTCTTGGCCATCAGTCGGGCAGGTCCGCGACAGCCTTGCGCGCCCACGTCGGAAACGCTCGGTACAGGAGCGTGCCGCCCGGGCACTTCTCCGGCGCGGCGTCCTTCTTGAAGTGCTTCTGGTAGATGACCCGTGATTTCGCCTTGGTGGTGCCGATGGTCAGGGTGGCCGGCAGGTCGTACTTCCTGCACTTCGGGCACGTGATGACGCCGCTACGGGTGTTGCTCATGGCTACCACCATCCCCCGGTCTTCTTCTTGGGCTCGGGCTGGTTCTTCTGCGTCCGCGCCTTGGCCGCCGCCTTGCGGGCCGCGATCTGGGCGGCGCGCTGCTCACGCTTGGCCCTGTCGGCGTCCCGGGCCGCCTTCGCCTGGTTGACCCTGGCCTGTTGCTTCTGCTGCGCCAACTCCTTGGCCATCAGGGAGGTGTAGTTGGATGCGACCTTGCCGGCGCACTTCTTGTGGACGTTGCCGCCGCGGACCGGCTTGCTGCATCCGATGCAGAGGTTGCCGCCCTTGGCGGCGTGGCGGTTAGCGCGGATGTTGGACGGCGTGGCGGCCGACTTGGCGTCGTCGAACTTCTCCTTGGTGACGCGCTTCGCCTTGCCGGCCATCGTCTCGTTCTTCTGGGTGGTGAACCAACCCACGACACTCTCTCCTATCGGCGCTTCAGGTCTTCGGGTCCGAGGCCGTGCTTTCCGTACCAGCCCTGCAAACAGCCAGCGCAGAGCTGGTCACGGGTGAGTTTGCCCCGGCGTCTCTTCTTCTCCACATACAGCGCGACGTTGCGTTTGCAGACATCGCACTTGTCGTTGTCAGCCGCGGGCACTGAAGCCCCCGGTCCGGCGTCGGCGCAACTCGGCGTCAATCTTGCCGATTCGCTCCGAGGCCGCCCGGACCAACCGCGTGCGGTCCGCCTCATTCTTTATCTTTCGCGCCAGGTTCCTGGTCTGCACCTCGGTAGCGCGCAGGATCTTCAGGTCCGCCGTCGGTGTGTCCTTGTACGGATTCGCCATCAGACCGGCCTCACTTGCATGGCCAGCTCGGCCCCGTCGGCGTCCACCAGCTGAACACCGCGCACCCGGGTCATCCGGGGCGCTCCGCACGGCCAACGGCCGGGCACCTCCAGGTCCACCGGCTTGACGAAGGCCTGCGTGGTCGCGGACGCGGTGGCGGTGGTGAACACCCCGTGCGCCGAGCCGATGAACAGCGACCGGGGCTGTGGGCCGCAGTCGACCCGCAGGGCCGGCGTCTCCAGTTCCCATTCCCCGTTCAGCAGCTGATCGCGCCGGGCCGGGGAGATCCGCTCCAGCGCGGCGGCCAGCTCGCTGTAGGCCGCCGGCACGGCGTTCACCTCGCTCAGGTATTCCATAGTCACCTTTTCACTCGGCCCACCGCGCCGTTCGCGTATGGGCTGGTCTTGAGGTCCCCGACGAGCCGCCAGCCGTCCCGGCCGATGGCCTCGGCGACGCCGCGCCGGGTCACGCCCGACCAGGTGCCGCCGTGCTGGCCGTCGTCGACGGTGACGGTGGCCGACCCGTTGCCGAGGTCGACCACCACCCCGCCGCGCTGTCGGCGCTTCACCGGGCGTCGGGGTGCACGCACACGCAGTCGGGGCCGTGCATGCGGTCATCGTCCTGGTCGACCACGTATTCCACGACCACATCGGCCGTCGGGTCCATGGTGGCCGCCACGTTCGTCACGGCGCAGGCGGAGCAGCAGTCGACGGCCATCCACAGGTTGGCACCCTCGGACATCACCACGCCGTAGACGGTGGCCTCCACCGTGGCGTCCACGTCCTGGCACACCGCGCACGGCTCGCCCTGGTTGTCGACGCTGTCGACGATGCGGTAGCTGATGGAGTAGCCGGCGGGGACGGTCTGGGCCAGAACGCTGGTGGTCATGGGGTGCTCCTCGGTGTGGAGTTAGGGGCTGCGCACAACAAGCTTCCCACAAGTTGCAAGGGAGCGCAAGGACGTATCTGAAGTGGCATCGGGTTACCATCGCGGCATGGGAACGGACTCCGGCAGCATCGACGTGAACGCCTGGTCACAGGTGCTCGGCGTCGCCGGTGGCTGGTTCGTCGCGGTGGCCCTGCTGTTCGGCGGCGGCGGGTTCATCCTCTGGTTGCTGCTCACCGGCCGGCTGGTCGTGGGCAGCAGGTTGGACCAGCTCCAGGAAGCCTATGAGCGGGAGCAGGAGCGCGGCGACACCCTGGCCCAGACGCTGCTCCAGCTCCAGCCGGGCGTCCAGATGGCTGTCCGCACGGTGGAGCAGTTCCGGTCCCTGACCATCAACGGCGACCCGCCCGAGCGACAGGGGATCGGCACATGATGAGGTGGCTGCACTGGGGGAAGAAGCGCGACCGGATCGATCCGGCCTGTGCGCTGGCCGACTCTGAGCAGCGCCTGGCCGAGGCCCAGCAGATGGCGGCCGACGCCCAGCCGGTCATCCGGGCCGCCGAGGTGGAGTGGAAGCGCAATCACATCGGTGAGGCCGCGGCGGCGGCCCTGCGACGCTACGGGAGCCGAGCGTGATCCCCCTCATCCTGGCGTGGCTGTTCTTCGGCGTCGGCGCGGCCGGCATCGCCACGTTCCTCGGGCTGTACCTGGTCAACGTCAAGCCCTGGCGGGCGCGGCCCGGTGAGGCCCGGGCGGTGAAGCGGGAGCGCCGCAACACGTTGACCCTGTACGGCGTGATCGGCCTGCTCTACGCGTCCTCGGCCATCGGGCTGGTCACCCTGCACACCCACCCCAGCACCAACCCCGACCGGCTGGCGCTGTCGTTCATCACGGCGGCGCTGATCATCGATCGGCTGGTCAGCTACATCCGCACCGAGGGGGACTCATGACGCTCGGACTGGACTACTCGGCCGGCTGGCCCGGCGGCCGGATCATCCGCGTGGCCGGCTACAACTTCGTGATCCGCTACCTGGACAACGGCCTCGGCGGCGGCCGCGCCAACCTCACCGCCGCCGAGGTCGCCGACCTCCAGGCGAACGGCGTGGACATCGCGCTGGTGTGGGAGCGCAAGCTGCTGTCCGGGCCGGATCGGGCGACGCAGGGGCCGGCCGCGGGAGCCGCCGACGCCGGGGCCGCCCTGGCCGCCGCGCGCGCCGTCGGCCTGCCGGGCCGGCCGATCTACTTCGCCGTCGACTTCGACATCCCCGACTACGCGCCGGGCAACGCCGACCCCGCGGCCAAGCTGGGGCCGGTGAGGGACTACTTCACCGGGATCCGCGCCGTGATGCCGGCGTGGCAGGTCGGCGTCTACGGCGGTTTCTACGCGGTCAGCCGGGTTCTGGACGCCAACCTGGCCAGCTGGGCCTGGCAGACGATGGCGTGGTCCGGCGGCCAGGTGGACCCCCGAATCCACCTGCTCCAGCGCATCGGTGAGGTGCAGGTGGGCGGCGTCGGCTGCGACGTCAACGAGGCACGACAGTCCAATTTCGGACAGCACACAGCGGAGGCAACCGTGGCACTGACCAACGATGACATCGGCCTGCTCATGCAGTACAACGTCCTGCGGCCCGGCGGCGACCCGAACCACCCGGCCGACTACGTCAACGTCGGCCAGGCGCTGATCGCGGCACTGGACACCCGGGCCGAGCTGGACGCGCTCAAGGCCCAGGTGGCCGCTCTGCCCGCCGGCACGGGCACCGGCGGCGGTGCCACCAAGGCCGACGTCACCGCGGCGCTCACGGACGTGCTGAGCCACCTCCGCGGCGACACCTCGTTCGTCGTCGTGACTCCCTGAAGGAGACGGTCATGAACAAGCTCCAGACCACGGCCGGCGCGCTGTGGACCGCGATCGAAGGTGTGCTGGCCGTCGGCACCATCACAGTGGCCCCGGTGGCCGTGCCGGGCCTGCCGCAGTGGGCCGGCGGGCTGGCCGGCGTCGGGCTGGCCGTCGGTGTGTTCCTCGCGAAGCACTACGCGGTGGCGGCCGAGGCGCGCTCGCTGGCCGACGCGGTGCGGGCCGGCGTGGACGCCATGGACGACGCCATCGACACCGCGGTGCCGGCTGCTGCGCCGGCCGCGCCCGTCGTGCCGCTCCAGCCCGGGCCGACGCCGTAGGCTGTTCGGCGTGATGGAGGACTTCGACCTGTCCATGGACGGCGAGATCAGGCAGGGCACGCACAACCCGCACACGCTCTACCTGGACACCGACGACGGCGTGAGCCGCCCGATCGGCTGTGTGTTCAACCCCGAGCACACCGCGCTTCTGGCGGAGTGGGCCAACCTCGGACGGCAGCAGCGCTGAACGCTCCAGCCCCCCGCCCGTTAGCCCCGGGCGGGGGGCTGGTCAACTGCCTGTCACAAAATGGCGCCGGTCAGGTCCTGATCCTGGGCATCGGCTGATGGGGCAACTGCACCTCGGTCTGCTCCGCGCCGGTCAGGTTCCACGTCCAGGTGTCCACGCCTCGGCAGAACCGGCCGCCGTCCTCCAGCGCCTCGTACGCGGTGTCGAACGGCGGCGGCGTGAGGATCCCGCCGGGCCAGTCGGGTGGCCGGGGCAGCCACAGCCGCACCGAGCGGATGTCCTCCCCGCAGTGCCGACACTTGTGCGTGCTCACGCCGTCTCCTTCCGGCCGCGGATCACCACGAACGACTTGGCCCGCGCCTGCTGGTAGGCCCGGCGCAGCAGCAAGCGCAGTTCCTTCTCGGTCAGCCCACCCCAGATGCCGTTGTCGATCCGCTTGCGCACGGCGTACTCCTGGCACTGCGCCCGGACCGGGCAGCCGGCGCACACCTCCCGCGCCCAGGCCGTCCGCGGCGAGTTGGCGGCCTGGTGCCAGTCGTTCGGCTCCAGCAGCACCAGCCGCCCGTCGGCCTCGATCCGGTGCGACGGGAAGCGCTCGGGCCGGCACGCCGCCTGCTCGGTCCACGGCTCGGGGCGGTGGCTGGGCATCGCGAACGGCTCGGCCGAGCCGGCCGGGCGGCCCTGTCTCGGAGCCCCCGGTCCCACGTTGCGCAAATGAGGCATAGTCACATCTCCAGGGGTCGTTCAGTCGTTCCTGCTGGTCAGCGCGTCCAGCGGTTCCCAGTATGCGCGGGACAGCGGGTCGGGCCAATGGACGTCCTGGACCGCCGCAAACAGCGCGTGCCGGGCGGCGTCCCGGGCGTGCGGGAGCCGAGCGGTGGCGTCGTAGAGGGAGGACTCCAGCCCGTTGGGCACGAACCCGGTGCCGGGATCGGCGCGCACCGCCTGTGCCCCGGCAGCTCGGCGCAGTCGGGCGTCGGTGGCCCACAACTTCACCTGGCTGGCCGTGCGCTCCACGATGCCGGCGTTCAGGTCGTGCGCCAGGGTCCACAGCTGGCCGATCACCTTGCGGGCCACCTCCGAGGCCTGTGGGGTGCCGACCCGGCCGGACCGGGGACCGACCACGAACTTCTCCACCGCGAACATCACGTGACGCGATGAGGAGTACCGGGAAGACGCGAACAGCAGGCCGAACTCGGACTCCAGGCGCTCCACGGTGTCCTCGGACTTCTCGCCCTTGCCGGCGCGTCGGCTGCCCACCTGGAACGCCTTGGGGCAGCAGTAGCGCGGCGTCCCGTCGGCACCCGGGCGCATCTGGAGCAGGGCCACGCCGGTGGTGCCGCCGGGGTCGATCCCGATCACGCTGATCATGTCGTTCTCCTCATGTGGTGCGACGGCCGGCCCCGGGGTTCTCCCGCCGGGGCCGGCCGTCTGCTCGTGGGTCAGGGGCGACGGACGCTGTCGCCGGCCGACGTGGGCGGGGCGAGGCGCTCGGCGTAGACGTGGTCGGCGGGCAGCAACTGGGCGCGGTAGGAGATCTCCCGGCGGGCCATCCACATCGCGAACCAGTACTCCGCTGCCTCGGCCGCCTGCCCCCGATCGATGTGGCGCTGGGCCAGCCGCCGACACCGCGCCACCTGCTCGGCCAGCTCGGTGCCGGTGAGGGTGGGCACGCTGTCCGGGGTCGTGATCTCCGGCCGCTCGAACACCTCGTCCTTGGCCAGGTCCAGCTCGCGGTCCATCACCAGCGCCTCGGCGTGCAGCGTGCTGGTGGTCCAGTCGGTCCGGGTGTGCAGCTGCAGGTCCTGGCCCAGCCCGATCTCGGTCACGATGCCCGTCGGGTTGATCCGGTTGGCCAGCTCGTGGGCGGCGTCAACGTCGGCCATGCGGCCCGGGTAGCCGAACGTGGGGTCGCAGACGTTCATCCGGTGCGCCTCCAACTCGGCCTCGGCGGCCAGCGTCTCCAGGTGCGCCAGCTCCAGCTCGCGGCGGCGCATCATGTACGCGGCGTTGCTGACGCCCTCCACCTCGCCAACGCCGAACCAGTACGACACCGAGTTGACACCCGAGGCCAGAGCCGAGCGCAGGAGCGGGGCCGGCGCGAACATGTCGACGTGGCCGTGTTCGATGCTGGACATGGTGTGGCGCTCGGCCTCGGCCCGACCCTCGGCCATCGCGGTCACCAGGGCGTCGGCCAGCTCGTGGGCCCGACGGGCGACCCGCAGGCAGCTCCCGCAGGTCACGGCGGCGTCGGTCTGGGTGGTGCCGGCGACGCAGGGAGCCAGCTCGGTGCGCGGGCGGCAGGCCCAGCGAGCCGTGCGGGTGTTGGCAGCCATGTGGACGGTGTTCCCGGTGGTGCCGACGTAGTTGGTCATCTGGTACTCCTCGGTGTGAAGTTGGTGGTGCGGTGTGGAACCAGTATGGCTCAAGTTGCAACTGAGCGCAAGGGCCTTTTACCTGCGGAAACGCCCCGACCAAGATCATCCATGGGCGCCAGGCGGCGGCCCCTCATCCCGGTACCACAGCCGGAAGACCTCACACGTGCAGGGCACTGTCGACGCCCGTCGATCGTCCTGGTAGCAGTCACCAGAACAGCCCGTGACGTTGCACCAGTCGTAGGACTCAATGTGCTCGCTCCACGGGTGGCCGCACCAGCACACATCGAAGTCAGCGTTGGGCACCGCCGAGCACCTCCCGCACGATCCTCGGATCCTTCACCAGCTCGGCCAGCGCGCCCGCCTTCGTGCGCAGCACCTCACGCACCCGCGAGTCGACGGTGCGCCGGGCCACGATGTCGATGATCTCGATCGAGTCGTGGATCTCCGAGCCGATGCGGTGGCAGCGGTCCTCGGCCTGGCTGGCCTCCACGTAACTCCAGGGGCGTTGCAGGAACACCACCACCGACGCCGCCGTCAGCGTGATGCCGACGCCGCCGGCCGAGGTGGTCACCAGGATCACGTCGGCGTCGCCGGCCTGGAACCGGTCCACCTCCGCCGTGCGCTGCGTCGCCGACTGCCCGCCGACGATCAGCGCGCACCGGTAGCCCGCCTTCGTGACCACCTCGTGGGCCACGTCGATCATCTGCCGGCTCGGCGCGAACACGGCCACCTGCTGCCCGGGCCGTTCGTCCAGCACCTCCACCAGCGCGTCGGCCTTCCAGCTCGGCGCACGCAGCGTCGCCCGGGCCCGTTCCTCCATCTCGGTCTCCCCGGTCAGCGGGTTGACCACCTCCACCAGCACCGTGAACACGTCGGCGGCGGCACAGGCCAGCCGGCACAGCAGCTCCAGCTTGGACAGCTCGGTCATGGTCTTGAGCTCCACATCCTCCCCCGGGAGCTCGGCCAGCATCTGGTCCTCCAGGTCGTCGTAGGCCTTGCGGTACTCCGGCGGCAGGTCCACCTCCCGCACCGAGTAGACCTTGGGCGGAAGCTGCGGAAGGACGTCGGCCTTGCTGACCCGCCGGTACTGCCCCAGCAGCGCCATGTCCCACTCGGCCTGTCGCCAGGGCTGGATGCCCAGCGCCTCGGGTTCGCCGTAGTCCGATTTCGTGGTGAGCACGTAGCGGGAGGTGAACCTCTCCTCGGAGTGGTAACCAGCCGGGTCGACCATCGCCATGTTCGGCCACAGGTCGCGTACGGTGTGCGTGATCGGCGTCCCCGACAGCGCGAACACCGCCCGGGCCCGGGAACCGAGTGAGCGGACCACCTGTGACTGTTTGGAGTCCCGGTTCTTCAGGGCGTGGCACTCATCCACAATCACCACTGACGGCATCATCTCCCACAGCGGGCCGGCCACTCGTCGGGGATGCGTCGGGGTGGCCTTGCGCGGGGCGACGGCGTCATTGCGGGCGGTGGCGTAGCTGACCACGTAGACATCCGCGATGCCGGCCTTGCGCCGGCGCTGGTCCGGCGTGCCCCGCCAGGCCACCGCGGACAACGTCGTCCACTCCCGCCAGGCGCGCACCCAGCTGTCCTGCACGGTGCCGGGGCACACCACCACGATCGGACCGGCCAGCGGGATCACGCCGGCCGCCCGCAATCGGAGCACCGCCAGAATCGCCGTGATCGTCTTTCCCGTGCCGGGGTCGTCGAACAGGAAGCCCCGGCCGGTGCCGGCCAGCATCCGTGCCCCCTCCAGCTGGTAGAGGCGGGGTGTCTTGCCCCCGAACGCCGTCTCGTTGCCCAGCGGCACCCACGACTCGGGATCGTCCTGTGGCATCCGGGCCGACACCTGACCCGCGATCCACGCCTGGAGCCGCGGGCCCGGGAAGAACACGCCGGGGTACTGGATGGCCAGCTGCACGACCAGCGGCCAGCACAGCGGTGCCTGAAGCGCGCCGGGCGGGTCGGTGGGCTTGATCAGCGGGGTGAGCAGTTCCAGCCCCTGGGCGATGGCGGCGATGTCCGGCCCGTCGGCGAACAGGATCACCCGGTCGCCGTCGGCGTGGATCTCGGCGTGCAGGGCGTTCATCGGTTCTGCTCCCGTTCCGTCCACCGAGCCAGTTTCGCGCCCAGCCACCAGCCGAGCGTGAAACTGGCCGGGGCCAGCAGCAGCCACCACAGCCCACTCACTTCCCCCTCCCTAGGATCAGCACCACCACGACAAGGGCGATGACCGCGGCGACGGGCAGGCCGCCGACGGAGCCGAGCAGGAGCCAGTCCAGGACGCTCACCGGTCCATCCTCCGAACCGCCCAGCCGATCACCAGGACCAGCACGGCGATACCGACGCCGATGCCACCCAGGAGGGCCACGATGCCCAGGAAGAACTCGGCGGCCTGCACCAGGAACTCCCCGAACGTCGGGAACATGCCGTCATTCACCGCAGTCCCCCGCTGGTCTCTCGCCACAGCGACACCACCAGGCTGATCAGCGGGGCGACGGCCATCACGGCCAGCACGGCGGTCACCGTCGCTCCGAGGTCAAACCGATGATGGTGACGTCCACGGCGTCGCCGCACTCCAGCAACTCCACCAGCGCGTCCCGGACCGCTTCCTCCACGTGCTCGGGCCCGACAGTCCCGCCGAGGCTCGCGTCCTCCAGCGACACCGGCAGCGTCACCTGGATCTCGTACACGTAGTAGGGGGCCGAGTACGCCGTAGCGCCGGTGCCCCGCTTGTCAATCAGGGTCATGACGTCCTCCAGGACGAAGAGCGGCCCGCCGGCGATCGAGGAACCAGCGGGCCGCATGGTGTCGGACGGGGATTCCGCCGGTTCGGTAGCGGCGTCCGATGGGGCTTACTGCTGGGGCTGGGCCGCCTGGCCGATCAGCTGCTGGAACGCGGCGAACGCCGGGCTTGACGGGTCCATGCCCGCCGGCACGTACGCGCCACCCTGGGCCGGCGCGGCAGCGCCCGGCGTCGGCTGGGCCTGCTCCGGCTGGGGAGTGACGAACTGGCCCATCGGCGGCTGCTGCGCCGGCGGGTACGCCTGCTGGACGCCACCGTTCGGAGCCTGCTGCATCTGCGGCATCGGAGCGCCGTAGCCGGGGACCTGCGGAGCCTGCTGGGGCTGCTGGACCGGCGCGGGGGCCGGCGGCTGCGGGGCGAACTGCTGGGCGGTGTTCATGCCGCCGCCGGCCTGGGTGGCCGGAACGTACTGCCAGTCCCGATCCTTGCGCGGCTGCCCGAAACTGGTCGGCGTGTTGCCGACGTAGGTGATCCGGGCCCGGTCGCCCTTCTTGGGCCGGTAGTGACCGTCGGCGTCCGGCTGCACGCCGGCCCGCTGCATGGCCTCGATCATCTTCTCCCGCTCGGGCCCGCGGACGTAGTGGGTGGCCGGCTGGCCGTCCATGGTCAGCAGGGGCAGCACCAGCACGTACATCGTGCTGCCATCGCGGAACTTCTTGACCCGCGGCGGCACGCCGGGAGGAGTCATCTCCATCTGCGCCTGCACGTCCGAGTCGGCCACGTCGCGCGGGAACACGACGTCGTGGAACTGGCCGAGCTGCTCGAACTTCAGCGACTTGCCGCCACCGACGGCCGGCTGGTTGTAGAAGCTGTCCAGGTTGCCCGGGACCACCGGCGGCTGCTCGGGCTGGGGGTAGTACTGCGGAGCCGGCGCGTACTGTGGCGCGGCGTAGGGCTGCTGCTGGCCGTACTGGGGCTGCTGGGGGTAGCCCTGCGGGGCCGGCTGCCCGTAGCCCTGCGGCTGCTGGACGAAGCCGCCCGGCACCGGAGGCGCTACGGGTGCCGGCTGCTGGCCGTACCCCGGGTACTGCTGCTGTGGGTAGGTCACTGCGGTTCTCGATTCAGATTGTGATCATGGTTGGTGGTTGGGTGTGCCCGTCCTGATGGGGACGGGCCACCGGGTGGCGGGGCGACGAACAGGCCGCTTGGGGACCGTGCGGTCCAACAGAGGCGAACTACGCAGCCGCCCCGCCGGTGTCAGTCTTGCACGCCGTTGCCTTCGGTTGCAACAGGCACTTTCGGCGCGGCCGGCGGCGTCCAGCCCAGCCGGGTCAGCACGTCGCGGGTCAGGCCGCCCACCTCCACGTGCGCCACGTCCGAGTGCAGTGCCGTCTCCCCCGGCAGCAGTTCAAGCACGACGTGGGGCCCGCGGCCCGGCGACAGGTACAGCACCGCGCCCACGACGCACGTGCCGATGTCGACGCCGTCCAGGACGACGTGGCCCGTCTCGCCGTTGCGCAGACCGATGTCGATGGTGTGCGCCACCGGGCGCTGGGGCGGTGCGGGAGCAGCGGGGGCCGGCACGGGCTCAACACCGTCCGGGCCCTCCAGCCAACCGGACACCGGCGGGCACTCCACCCTCGGGTCGTCGTGTTGGTGCGTGTCGGCCCACTCCAGCGGCTCGGACGCGAACTCGTCTCTGGGGTCGTACTGCTGGGTCATCATCCCACCGTTCCCGGGCAGCCGACGGCCGGCCCGTGTCCGCCCTCGGGGCGGTAGAAGGGGCAGTAGAAACACTCGTCCCGGACCGGCGTGCGGGGCACCTGCTCCAGGGTCATCCGGCCAGCGGCCACCTCGGCGGCGTAGCCCTTGCGCCGCGCCGTCTCGGCGAAGGTGTCCACCAGTTCGGCCACCGCGTCGGCGTCGAACGGCGTCTCCCACACGTACAGGCCGTCCAGGGTGGACCGCGTGCGCGGGTAGGCAATCAGCGCCACCCGGTCCACCGGCCGCCCGGCCCGCAGGTAGCCCAGGCCGTAGAGCAGTAGCTGACGCCTGTACTTCCGCGACACCCGGCCGGCCACCACCTTCTCCCGGCTGGAGTCGCCGAGGAACTTGTGATCGAGCACCGCCCGCTCCCGGGCGTCGTACAGGTCGGCGGTGCCAGGGTGCTCGGGGTGCGGGACCACCCGCGTCTCGGTCAGCCACCGCACGAAGTCGGGCGGCTCCCCGGGCAGCGGCGCGATCCGCCGGTTGTCGTCCTGGAACGCCTTCTCCATCGCGGCGTGCCCGGCGGTGCCCATGAACGACGGCCACGGGTCGAACACGTGGTTCGTGGGCGTCTCCCGGACCAGCTTGCCGACCACCTGGCGGTCACACTCCACGCCGAGCTCGCTCGGCCCGAGGTGCACCTGCTGGGAGCGCGGAGCCCACTCGCTGGCGTGCCGGATGACGGCCTTGACCTCGGCGGCCATCCGCTGCGCCCACTCGGTGTTGCCCGAGGCGAGCCGGGGCGCGCTGCTGGGCGCGGCGAAGAACGCCGCCAGGCTCGGCCCCCCGGTCACTTCTTCGCCCCGCACACCGGACAGTCCACGACCTGGTGCTCCCAACACGTGTCGCTCACTGGAGCCACTTCCCTTCGACATACAGCGTTCCGTCCGGGCCGGCGCTGTACGTCCACCGGAAGTCGTGGATCACGCCGTGTGGACGCGGGTCGTAGTGCTCCCCGGCGTGACCCCTGAGCTGCTGGCACTCGGGAGCGTCGCTGGTGTCGCCGAACCGTTCCAGACAGCGCTCGGTGAGCTCGCTGGCCAGCCGCACGGGCAGCCGGTTGTGGCGCTGTTTGTGCTCCACCCGCCAATCGATCACGGCGTCCAGCGCGCCACCCAGAAGGTCGATCAGCAGGTCGATCACCAGAACCTCCCCTCGTCGCCGTCGGTGTGCACACCGTCGTGTCCGGTGACCAGGACGCAGAACCGAGGCTTGCCCTCCCCGGCGAACTGGTGCGGGGCGTGGCAGTGCTCGAACCACTTCTCGCCCTCGGTTCTGTTCTCGTGGGGGTCGTAGTGCCCCGCCGTCCGCTCGCAACCGATGCCACCCTGCTCGGCCTGGCACCGCGGTGTGAACCCGGACAACTTCACCGGCTCCGGCTTGACGGTGACCATCTCCACCAGCGGCTTCAGCAGCGCGATCACCTCGGCCAGCCCCTCGGCGACAGCCAGCAGGCCGATCACCTCGTCACTGCCGCCGTACGGGTCCGACTCGCCCCCGATCTGGCTCAGCCGGCTCCTGAGCTTCTCGAACTCGCTCACTCCCACACCTCCCCGGCCTTGCCGGCGTGCGCGATAGCCATGGCGTCCATGTGCGGGCCGTCGTGCCACTTGGGTAGCGTGCAGGACGGATACGGGCGAGTGGGGGTCACCCGGTTCTCCCTGGCACACACCACCTCACCGTCCTTGGCCGGCCGGGCGTCGGGCTGGTGGTCGGGGGCCTGACGCCACTTCCCGTCTTCTATGTCGGTATGCGTCTGGTGCCACTGATCAGGGGTGACCGACTCGGAAGGGTCGGGGGCTCGCCTGATCGTGGACGGCCGCGACAGTAGCGACGGCGGGTTCGGCCACTCGGTGCCCGAGTTGCTCCGGTGGTTGCCGGGGTGCCGGATCTCCAGCACGCAAGGCTTGGGCGCGGTGATCGGGCAGCGCGCGCCATCCTGCTCGGCGTCGTCCCACCCGACCACGCCACCGTCGAACGCGTCGCCCCGCAGGGGCAGCGACGCCATGTGGTTGCCGCTGTGCAGCACCTTCCGGTCACACTCCAGCCGCCCCTGCGGCCCGGTGTACACCGACGGGCACGCCAACTGCGTGGTGACACCCTGGTCACTCTCCGTGGTTTCCGGCGCCACCCGCAGAACCGACATGCCGGCTCCGTCCACCAGCACCACCACCCGCAGGTCCAGGATGCCGGTCACCTGGCGGAACTGGGTGGTGAACGCCCGCTGGAGCTCGGACCACTCGTGCATGGACACGTCCAGGTGCTCCCGCAGGGTCACGATCACCGTGTCGCCCGGGCGCACCTCGGCCACCACGATCCGCTCCACCTTCGCCGCGGCCTCGGCCTTGGCCTCCAGCTCGGCCATGGTCTTGACCAGCCAGCCGGCCGCCTGCTCCCCCGCCGGCATGTCATTGTCGAAGCTGATCAGCGCGCTGATGGCGTCCTGGAGCGTGTACTCCCGCTGGAGCTCGGAGCGGCTCACTCGGACACTTCCTTCCACGGGAAGTCGGCGGTGGTGTTGGTGGAGCCGGCGCACAGGTCCGCCCAGCGGTAGAACGGGCCGTGATCGTCCGGGCCCCTGTAGTTGAAGGTCCAGCCGGTGCCGTGCGTGTTGGAGGTGTACCCCCACACGTAGTCGTACCGGTCGGTGTACTTCCGGTCCCGGGGCGGCTCAGGGCTGGTGCTGGTCCACTCACGGGCCGGGTTCTCCAGCCACTCCACGGCCTCGGCCGTGATCTTGCCCTGCGTGGCCACGTCAGCCAGTTCCTTGCGGAGAAAGCCGATCTCTCGGGCCAGGTGGTCGCACCGGTTGTTGACGTGCTTCTGGAGGGCGAACTCCTGTTTCACCGCGTGCAGCTGCTGACCGGTGACCAGGTCGCGCTGGAACACCTCGGCGCTGGTCAGTTTCGGCTCCAGTCGCTCCACCCGACCAGACAACTTGCCGATGTCGCGCACCAGCTCGGAGACCATCGCCTCCCGGGCCTTCTGCTCCCGGCCGAGCAACGTGTCCATGGCCGCCGCGTTGGCGAAGGTGGACAGCGCCTCGTGCCGGTCCATCTTGCTCTCCAGGCGTTCGGCCAACCGGCCGGTGGCCTGGTTGAACACGGACGACTCCGCCCACTGGTGGTAGCCGTCGTGCCCCTTGTCCCGCAGGCACCCCGCGCCGGCCATGGACACCTTGTCGCACACCGCCGGAATCGGCCGGGGGAACTGGGCCTGTCCCTCGCTGACGTAGTCGTCCCCCGTCCGGGCGAACCGACGGCCGTAGACGGTGGCGTGCAGGGTGCCCGCGGCGGCCCTGTGCCCGGCCACCAGCGCACAGCGGTTGCCGTAGCGTCCGGATGCCGTGCAGCGGTCCGCGCCGGTGATCTCGTACGTCACGGCTCAGCCCTCCCTGGTGCGTCGGGTGCCGGTGGCGAACGGCACCAACGGGCGGTGCGGCTTGGGCCTGCGCCAGCCCACCGGCCGCGGCGTCGGAGCAGGCACCACGCCGAGCGCGATGGCGGCGGTCTTGGCGCTGGCTCGGATGGTGGGGTTGCTGGAGCGCAGGCTGGACAGCACGGTTCGGCGGGTGCGCATCGGGTGCGGCGCGGCCTGGGTGTCCCGGCTCGGCGTCGCGCCGTGCCCGCCGAGCAGCGTGCGGATGGAGGTCATGATCAGCCCTTCTTGGCCTTGAGGATCCACGACTCGCGGTCCTTGCACAGCGCGTCGTACTGCTCGGTGGACAGCACCGTGCGTGCGCCGGCCGAGTCGAAAACCCGGCTGACCACGCGCTGGAGCGTCAGCGGATGGGCCAGCGCGCCCGAGGTGACGGTGAAGTCGGCCTGCTGGGGGTAGATCCGGCGCAGCTCGGCCTTGATCCCGTCGGTCACCTCCTTGAGTAGCGCCGCGGCGTCGTCGGCCTCCCGCTTGACCTGGTCGTACATCGCCGTCAGCTGGGCCAGCCGGGTGTGCTCGGCCTGGGCGGCGGCGTCCTCGTGGAAGTTGTCCAGCCGCACCACCTGGTGCGCCGGCACCGCCTCGGCGTTGTTCAGCGTGTCCCACAGCCCCATCGCCTCGGCGACGAACCGGGCCCGCACCGCCGCGCACAGGTCGGCGGCCTCGGCCTCGGTGAAGGCGGCCTGGAAGCCCTCCTTGGGCAGCCAGACCATGCCGTTGCGCCCGTCGGCGCGGGCGGTGTCGTCGAACACGCCCCACATCGTGATCTTGGGGGCCGCGCTGGTGACGGGGTCGCGGTTGTCGCCGTCCTCGGTCTGGAACGACTTCAGCAGGAAGCGGGACTCCGCCGCCCTGGTGGCCAGCTCCAGCGCGGCGGCCCGCTCCTGGGTGGTGTTGGTGTTGTCCATGGCCGCCACGGTACGCTCACCCTGCACGGCTTTGCAACTCGGTGCCTCTTGCCCCAGCCGACAGCGGTTCCGGCGTAGAGTCCGAGCTCCCACAACAGAAGAAGGCCCCCACCGTGGGTACAGTGAGGGCCAATCACCCTGGAGGAGTGATCAGTTCCACCGCACGACCAGCTGACCAGGCCGGGCATGCATAACCAAACGTTCATGAAAGTAGGTAGAACGCGTGGAATCTAGCACGACAGGCGTTCCTGGGCTGCCCGGGAACACCGCCGCCGGAGCGTACGCGCTGCTGGCCGCTGGCTACGTCCTGCTGCCAATGCGGGGCAAGACGCCGATGTGTCCCTACGCGGCCGATGACGCCGGCGTCCGGGACATCGCCGCCGTAGATTTCTGGCTGGCGCAGGGGGCCGACGGCTTCGCCGTGCTGTCCCGGCACAGCGGTGTGGCCATCGTGGACCTGGATGTCAAAGACGGCGTGGACGGCGTGACCTGGTGGACGTCGCAGGGCCTGCCCGGCTCGGCCATGGTCGGTCTCACCCCGCGCGGCGGTGCCCATCTGTACTACCGCCGGCGTGCGGACGGGCAGTCCCTGCCGCAGACCGCCGGCCGGATCGCGCCCGGCGTGGACACCCGGGGCGACGCCACCAACGGCTACGCGGTGGCCGTCGGGGAAGGCCGGCACCTGTCCGCCGTGGTTCCGGTGACCGATCTGCCCGAGGTGCCCGACGCCGTGCTGGCGCTGACCGGGCCGGCCGAACCGAGAACGCCATCCGGACCTGCGGAGCAAGGGAACCCGAGCCTCTACGCCCAGTGGTCGACCCAGCGGGAGCCACACAACCTGGCCACCGCACATGCCGCCATCGCCCGGGAACTGGCCGCGGCGGCCGCGCCCACAGGGCCCCAGCAGGGCTACCGCGACGTGCTCATGCGCGCGGCGTACACCATCGGCGGCTACGTCGGCGCTGGCGTGCTGTCGCGGGGCGACGCCGAGTTCGAGCTGGAGAAGGCGGTCCGGGCGGCGTGGTCCGCGCCGATGGACGCCAAGGACGCCGAGTGGATCGGCACCGGACTGAACGACGGCATCGCGCGGCCCCACAGCGTCCTGTCCGACGAGGACATCGTGGCCGCCCGACAGCAGGCCGCACAGCCGCCGGCGGCAGCGCCCCGGCCGGCCGCCATGACACTGCCGCTCTACGACCCCACCCGAGCGGGCAACCCGCAGGAGCACGCCCAGGCCATCCTGGCGCACCAGTGGCCGACGCTGCGCTACTCGCCCGACACCGCGGTGTTCGTGGAGTGGAAGACGCCCGAGGTCTGGACCGAGTTGTCCACCAAGGCGGCCGTCGGCCGGGGACTGGTGGCGCGGGCGGCCGATCACATGCCGCTCGGCGTCACGCCGCGGCCCAAGGACAAGGACGAGTGGACCGCCGAGCACTGGCGGTCCTGGCGGCGGGACTGCTACACGGGCAAACTCGGCGGACAGGGCGGACAGGGCAACTCGGGGCTGTCGCCGACGTCGCTGGCAGCCATGACCCAGGCGGTGCTGGCGCTGGGCAACCACCCCAGCCACATCGATCTGTCCGCGCTGGACGCCGAGCCGGACGTGCTGTGGGCCGGCGGCCGGGCCTATGACCTGCGCACCGGACAGGCCGACGTGCTCAACCCGGCCACGCCGCACCTGCGCACCGCCCGGTTCGCCCCCGACTTCGCGATGCCCACCCCGCTGTGGGACCAGTTGTTGAAGTCGGTGTGGCCCGACGAGGCGGTGCGGGAGTGGGCGCTGACCCTGCTCGGCGTCAGCCTCACCGGGCACGCCGACGCCGCCCTGCCGGTGCTCTACGGGGAGCACGGTCGGGGGAAGTCCTCGGTGGTGGACCTGGTGATGAACGTGCTCGGCAACTACGCCATGGCCGCGGACCCCCGCATCCTCGCGGGAGCCGACAACACGCACGCCAGCGTCATCTACGCGCTCAAGGGCCGACGGATGGCGGTGGTGGACGAAGGGCCCCGGCGCGGGCACCTGGCCATCGAACGGCTCAAACAACTCACCGGCGGCATCCCGCTGACCGGCAACGCCATGAACCAGAACCCCGTCACCTTCGCCCCCACCCACACGCTGGTGATGACCACCAACGACGAACCCCAGCTCACCGACCCGGCGCTGCGCCGACGGGTGCGTCTGGTGCCCTGCGACGGCGACCCGGCCGACGTGCGCCGGGCCCGGGAGGCCGTCGGCGCGCTGTCCGGCCCGGCGTGGCTGGCCGAGGCTCCCGGCGTGCTGGCGGCGCTCATGCGCCGAGCCGGCGCGTGGCTGGCCGATCGGTCCATCGGGCTGAACGAGAACGCGCCCGACATGGTGCGCGCCACCACCGCCGAGATCGTCGACATGCAGGACACCGTCAGCGCCTGGCGCACGGCCTGCACCACGCCAGATCCGATCGGCACCCCGGGCCGAGCGCTCTATGAGGCCTACCGGGTCTGGTGCGAGCACAACCCGGCCTACCGACACGGCACGGTGTCCGAGACGAGATTCGGCCGGAACCTGTCCGCCGCCGGCTACCCGTCCGAGAAGCGCGGTGGTCTCTGGATGCGGGCGCTGCGCCTCGGCGGCCCTGGCGGTTACTCCGTGTTCAACACAAACCCGGTGGCGGCGGCTGGCGAGTACGCGCCGGCGGAACCCGCCAACCAGCCGCCGGCCCAGGAGCCGACTGCTCCATCTGCGAAAAGCGGCGCCGGGGTGGCGGGTACGGGTGATCAACTTGGCGGCTCTGAGACCGAGTCGCCAGCGGAACCCGCCACCCCGGAAAACCCCAGTTCAACCCCCCTTTCTCTCTTCCCTCTTGGCGGCTTGGCGAGTCAAAAGGGTAATAAGGAAGGGGGAGAAGGAGGTAGTAGTACAAATGGAGTAAGCACAGTAGTACACAGAACAGATAGGGGAATGCCCCGCCAGCCGCCAACCCCGCCATCGGCTCCGCCGCGCAAGTCGGCTACACGGCGTCAGCCCGGGGAGTCCACCGCGGCGGAGCGCAAGCGGGCCGAGAAGGCCGCCGAGCGTGCGGCCCACGTGGCCGAGCTGGCGGGGCCGCTGCTGGAACTGCCAGTGGTGGTCCGGCGCACCGCGCCCACCCCTCGGCATCTGGAGCACGTCCACGTGGGTCCGCTGCTGACCGACGCCATGGCCAAGAGCCGCGGCCACCTCACCGTGGACGTGGAGACCTCGGGCTACCCGATCGGCCATCCGCTGTACGCGCTGCGCACCGTCCAACTCGGCACCCGCGTGCTGGCCGTGGACCTGGACGCCGACTGCGCCGTCTGCTGCGCCATCGCCACCGCCGCGCTCAAGCGCGCCGAGGTGCTGCACGCCCACAACGCCAACGCCGACATCCCGGCCCTGCACCACGCCGGCATCGCCAGCCACGACGAGTTGTGGGCCAAGATGGAGGACACCGTGCTGCCCGCCAAGCTGGCCGACCCCAGCTCGGCCGGCGGCGACCCGGGTCTGAAGGCGGCCAGCGCCGCGGTGCTCGGCGCACAGGCGGTCAGCCCTGGGGCGGACGAGGCGCGCTCGGCGCTGTTCGCCGCCGCCGACTGGCTCAAGGACACCGAGGCCACCACCCCGGCCGAGAAGTCCGGGTGGCTCCAGGTGGACCGCCGCTGCGCCACCATGCAGACCTACGCCTGCGCCGACGTGCTGGACGGCGCGCTGCTGGCGCTGGAACTGCCCGCGCCCGATCCCGACGTGCACGCCCGGGAGCGCCACATCCAGCGCGTCGTGGCCCCCGCCGCCACCTTCGGCTTCCCGCTGGACGCCGAGCGCGTGCTTGAACAGCACGACACCCGGGACGCACTGGAGCGGGAGCTGCGGGAGAAGGTCCGCGACACCCTGGGCATCGACAACCCCGCCAGCCCCAAGCAACTCGGCGTGGCGTTCACCGCGCTCGGCGTCCAGTTGCCGCTGACGCCCAAGGGAGCGCCGTCGACAGCCAAGGACGTCATGAACACTCTCGCGGAGCGCCAGGGGCCCGCTCAGGCCGCCGCACGGCTGGTCCTGGACTGGCGGCACCAGGACACCGCGCTCAAGCTGATCCTGCGGCCCTGGCGCATCGCCGTGCTCCAGGGTGACGGGCGGGTGCGGCCGACGGTCTACACCCTCGGCGCGGACACCGGCCGGATGAGTTGCGTGCGGCCCAACATGCAACAGATCAGCAAGAAGGGCGGCATCCGGGAGTGCGTCCTGGCCGACGACGGGTTCATGATCGTCTCGGCTGACTTCGAAGGCGTGGAACTGCGGGTGGCCGCCGCGCTGTCCGGAGACCCCGTGCTGCGGGCCGCGCTGGAGCAGGGCCTGGACATCCACCGCATGATCGCGGCCCAGGTGTTCGGCGAAGAACTCGCGGACGAGTGCCGCACCCTGGCCAAGCGGATCGTGTTCGGCCACATCTACGGCGGCGGCTACGACACCCTGGCCAAACAGAGCGGCGTCTCCACCGAGATCGTCGCCGCCGCCGTCGACGCGCTGCGCCAGCTCACCCCGCGGCTCGCCCAGTGGTCCGAGGAGATCAAGGCCGCCATCCGGGCTGGCAACCGGGCGTTCCGCACCTACAGCGGCCGGATCATCCACCTGGACCCGCGCCAGCCGCACAAAGGGCCGAACTACCTCATCCAGGGCACCGCGCGGGAACTGCTCGGCGACACCCTGGTGGCCTGGGACGGCACCGAGCACGGCGGCGGCACGCTCATGCCGGTGCACGACGAGGTGGTGGCCATGGCCCGTGAGGACCGGGCGCAGGACGGCCTGGACACGCTCATGCGGGTGATGACCCACCGTCTCGGCGACATCGCCATCACGGCCTCGGCTGGCGGCCCGCCGGCGCGCAGCTGGCACAGCGGCTGACCTGCGGACGGGCCGTCACACTCGGCGGCCCGTCCGTGCTACCGTGTGCAACATGACGGACGACATCGACACCGGAGAGCGGGTGGATCCGAACGCCCCCGGACTTCTCAGCCGGCACGCGGCGGCCCGCTACCTGGGGTGCAGCGTCCGCCAGCTGCACTACTACCGCCAGCGCGGCGCACTGCCCGCCGGCGCGGTGGTGCTGTTCAAGCGCCGCGCCGGCGGCCACCCGCTGGTGCGCTACCGGCTCACCAAGCTGGAGGAGTTCGAGCGCACCGACTGGGTCATCGTGAGCGACGGGGAGCAGACTGATGGGCAAGCACGACCCACCGAAACCGGCGAAGGAGCCGGGCCATCCGATCGTCCGGTGGCTAGTGAAGAAGCTCACCAAGTAGGCTGACAGGCGGCGGTGGACCGCGTGTTCGCCGCCGCTTCTTGCTACCGTGTGCAACGTGGCATCGTCATTGTGACTACGCCACCTGACCTCGGGAGGCGGTGAGCCGGCGGCATGGACAGAGGCGTTTGGAAAGAGGAAGCCGGGGCCATCGCCCGCATGCGGATCGTGGAGTTGCGCCGGGATGCCATCCCGTTCGACGAGATCGGACGGCGGCTGTGGGAGGCCGGCGAGTGGCCCACCGATCCGGGCAAGACGGGCCACGCGCCGTCCAAGCAATCGGTGTGGGAGCAGTGGCGGCGGGCGCTGCGGGCCATCCCCGCGCCGGCCATGGCCGAATTGCGGGCCGAGCGGTCCGAGCAGCTGGCCGAGCTCATGCGCCGCGCCCAGGAGGTCATGGACCGCGACCATGTGGCGCACAGCAACGGCGTGGTGGTGCACGACCCGACTACGGGCAAGCCGCTGGTGGACGACGCGCCCAAGCTGGCCGCGATCCGTGAGGCGCGCATGATCCACGCGCAGCTGTCGGTGCTGATGGGGGAGAACGCGCCCACCCAGCAGAAGGTCACGATGGACGCCACGGTGGAGTACAGCGTCGTCGGTGTCGATCCGGAGGCGCTGAAGTGACGCAGAGTGACGGAATGGCGCCCCCGCCGAGTAACAATCCGGTATCAGTTCCGGTTGAGTTGCTGATGGCGCTCGCGGGCGGCGGCGTGATCGGAGCCATGAACGCCGTCGACTGCGCCCCTCGGCCTGTCCAGGACGACCCCGACGCGCCGGCTCCGTGCTCGGCCGGCCTGATCGACCCTGGGTTCCGCAGGCAGCACTGGTGCCATCTGAACGCTGGGCACGATGGCGGTCACGTCTGTCCCAACGGCGACGCCACGTGGGTGGAGGTCGGCACCGAACCCGCTGATCCCGATGTCGAGTGGAACGGACCGATGCGGCCATGACCCGCATCGTCGGCGTGTCGCTGGCCTACCTCGCGGCCACGCTCGTGCTGGTCGGCCTCTGCGGCGTGCCCGGCCTGCTGGTGTGGCTCGGCTGCATGGCGCTCGGCCTGTGCATGCCGATGCGCCTGGTCAACGCCGTCACCTCGCTGCGCTGGCGGCACGTCGCCGCCGCCTGGTCGTGGCTGGACCGACGGTGAAGCCCCCATCGCAGCTGTGGCTGCCCCACGGCCGGCCGCGGTGGCACGACTGGCTGGACACCGGCCTGATCACGTTCATCGCGGTGGTCGACACGCTGTGGCTGGTGCTGCGGTGACGTCGGCGCTGACCCGGCCGCGCACCACCGTCCGCCACGTCTACGAACCGTGGGGCGCGGCCAAGTCGCTGTTCGGCTACCGCGGCAAAGAAGTGCTGCTGTCCGGGCCGGCCGGCACCGGCAAGACGCGTGCCTGCCTGGAGAAGCTCCACCTCATGGCGCTGCTCAACCCCGGCATGCGCGGACTGATCCTGCGCAAGGTGGCCGCCGACCTGGCCTCCACCGCGCTGGTCACCTGGAAAGAGCACGTCGCCAAGGAGGCGCTGGCGCTCGGCCTCTGCGACTACTTCGGTGGTAGCCGGTCCGAGGCCGCGGGCTACCGCTACACCAACGGGTCGTTCATCGCCATCGGCGGCATGAACAACCCGGATCAGATCATGTCGTCCGAGTACGACGCCATCTACGTGCAGGAAGCCACCCAGCTCACCATCACCGACTGGGAGATGGCCAACACCCGACTGCGCAACGGCGTGGTCAGCTTCCAGCAGCTGATCGCGGACACCAACCCGGACACGCCGACGCACTGGCTCAAGCAACGCGCCGACGCTGGCGTCACCGTGCTGTTCGAGTCCCGGCACAAGGACAACCCCCGGCTCTACCAGCGCGACGGCACGCTCACCGCCGACGGCGCGGACTACATGGGCCGGCTGGACGACCTCACCGGCGTCCGCCTGGCCCGGCTCCGTGACGGGAAGTGGGTGGCCACCGATGGCCAGGTGTATGAGTCCTATGACGCAGCCGTGCACAGCCCGACGCTCGCGGACATCGCCGCCCTGCATGATGGGTGGCCCGACACGCGACTGTGCGCCAAGGGCCTGCCCTGGCACTGGCAGCGCTGGTGGAGCATCGACTTCGGGTTCACCAACCCCACCGTCATCCAGCGGTGGGCCGAGGACGACGACGGCCGGCTCTACCTCTACGCCGAGCAGTACATGACCCAGCGCCTGGTGGAGGACCACGTCAAAGACCTCCGCCGGGTGATCTTCAACGCCAAGGGCCAGGAGCGCGAGCCCGAGGCGTGGTCGATCATCTGCGACCACGACGCCGAGGACCGCGCCACCTTCCGCAAGCACTACGGCCGCGGCACGGTGTCGGCGGTGAAGTGGGTCAAGCCAGGCATCCAGGCCGTGCAGTCCCGGCTCAAGGTCCAGGCCGACGGCCGGCCGCGGCTCTACCTGCTCCGCGGCGCGCTGGCCAAGCTGGACCAGAGCCTTCGTGACGCGGGCAAACCGGCGTCCACACTGGACGAGATCGGCTCCTACGTGTGGGATCAGCAGGAGGGCAAGGTCAGCAAGGACGTGCCGGTCAAGGAGAACGACCACGGCATGGACGCCATGCGCTACGTCGTGGCCCGGGTGGACCGGGTCACCTCGGGAATCAAGAGGAGAGCAGCATGACCGCCAGTGTCTCCACCCTCGGCGTGGCCGCCGTCCAGACCGCTGGCGGCCGGGCCCTGCGCCTCGCGGACCGGGTTGCGAAGCTGACCCGGCGCAGCGCCGCCAGCATCCGCTCGGTCGCGCTCCAGGCCTGCGGCTTGGCAGCCATCGACTATGCCATGTTCCAATGGACCCAGGTGGCGGGGTTCGTGGCTGTCGGTATCTCGTTCTTCGCCCTGGACTACATCACCGGCGGCGCGTCGGGCGAGGCAGAGGACGGTGGCCAGAATGGCGGTGCGGTCCCTCGGTAGCTCACTGGCGCGGCGGGTCACCACGAACGCTGCACCGGCACTCCCCGAGGGCGAGCGCCCGCCGGTGCCGATCACCGGGTCACGGCGCGCGTCGGCGCTGACCATGCTCACCGGCAAGGGCAACGACAGCCAGCGCCAGGTGGACCAGTACGGCAAGTCGACGCCGCTCTACTCGGCGGCGGCGCTCAACGCCGAGGCCGTCGGCGGCCTGGAGTGGCGGCTGTTCCAGACCAGCACCGGCCGCGGCCGGATCAGCGGTCCGGACCCGCGCAAGGAAGTCCCCGACCACGCCGCGCTGCGCCTGTGGCAGAAGCCCAACGCGTTCATGCACCAGCAGTTCTTCGTGGAGTACAGCCAGCTGCTGGTGGAGCTGACCGGCCTGGTCTACCTCGTGGTGGCGCGCACCGCCGGCATCCCCACGTCCATGTGGCCGGTGATCCGCACGCGCATCGTGCCGGTGCCCGATCCCGAGCAGTTCCTGGCTGGGTACGCCTACATCCGCGACGACGGCACGTTCATTCCGCTCCAGCTGGATGAGGTCATTCCCATCCAGGTGCCGGACCCGAACGACCCGCTCGGCGGCATGTCGCCTGCCAAGCCGCTACTGACCGACCTCGAAGCCGCGCACATGACGTCGGAATACCGCCGGAACTTCTTCAAGAATGGCGCGAATCCAGGCGGAATCATCCAGCTGGATGAGGAAGCATTGCTCACCGAAAGGGAGCTGGCCGAGGTCACCGAACGGTGGGCGGAGCAGCACCGTGGCGTTCGGAATGCGCATCGTGTCGCCATTCTGGAGCGCGGCAAGTGGATTCAGAATGATGTCTCGCTCAAGGACATGCAGTTCACGCAGATGAGGCAGGATGACCGGAACGCCATTTACGAGGGCTTCCGGACACCCAAGAGCATCATTGGCGTGACCGAGGACGTCAACCGCGCCAACGCCGAGGCGTCCGAGTATGTGTGGACCAAGTGGACCATCACCAACAAGGCGCGTCGGTGGCGGGCCGCGCTCAACTGGTACCTGCTGCCCATGTTCGCCAGCGGGGCCAGCGGCACGTTCTGTTTCGACTTCGACAACATCATCCCCGAGGACTGGCAGGCCGACGCCGCCACCACCGCCAGCAACTCGCACGCTGCCGCCGAGATGGTGGCCGCCGGCTGGCACCCGGACGACGTGCTGGCGTCGCTGTCCATGCCGGCCATGCGCTTCGTCGGGCCGCCGGGGCCGAACCAGGACACACCGGTGGTGACGCCCCAGCAGGCCAAGTCACTGCCCGAGATCATGGCGACGATGCCCGGCCGGCGCGCGGTGCAGGCGTTCGTGGACCAGTTCGCGCCCAGCTGGGGTGACCTGTGACCGGCGCCGGAATGTCACCGACTGTGGTCCGTATGGACACGCTGGGTAGCAAGGATCCACAGGCCGCCGAGTCCGTGGACCTGGCCCCGGTGGCCGCGGCGCTCGGCATCGCGCTGACCGCGCTGGTGGCGTCGTGGGCGACGGTGAAGAGCACCTGGACGCAGTGGTTTGTGGGCGAGATCGGCAAGACGCTGCACGCCGGCGACAAGGCCGGCCTGGCGCGGCTCGGCCTGCCGTCGCTGGACAACGCCCGGCGCATGGTCACCCGCGCCCTGTCCGCCTTCGCCGCCACCAGCGCCACGCTGGCCGCCGCCGAGTTGGTCGCACAGGACGCCACCGGCGTCACACCGCAGACACCCAGCGACGCCGAGCTGGAGGTGGAGGCGACCATCGCGGTGACGCTGCTGGCCACCAGTCTCGGCCAGTCCGCTGGCAGCGAGGCGGCCCGCGTGCACGGGCCGAACAGCTCGGTGCCGCAGACTCAGCAGCTGGTGCACGAGCATGTCGCCAACCTGACCGACGCCCAACTGAACTACGTGCTCGGCGCGGCGCTGCACGGCGCGGGCAACCACGCCCGCATGCTCACCCTGCTCGGTGTGGACGACGTGTTCGTCTACGCGTCCGAGGTGCTAGACACCAACACGTGCGAGCCGTGCGACGAGATCCACGGGACCCTGCTCGGCAACACCGTGGATGGTGACTTCAGCCGGGTGTATGAGGACTATCCCGTGCGCGGCTATATCGACTGCCTTGGGCGTGACCGATGCCGGGGCACAGTTGTCGGCGTCTATCGAAAGGCGGCGGCGTGATGCCCGCAATCGGCGTCCACCACACATCCACGGTCAACACCCCGTGGGATGGGCCGGCGGCTGTGGCCGCGATGCCCAACACCGCATCCGTTCTGCACTACTGCATGGCGTGGCAGGCGGAAAGCGGTAGCGACAAAAAGGACGACTACAAATTCCCGCACCACACCACCGACGGCGGGCCGGCGAACATTCCGGGATGCCGAAACGGATTGGCGCGGCTGGCCGGATCGAGCATTCCCGGCGGTGACAAGAGCGGCGTGCGCTCACACCTTCAGGCGCACCTGAACGACTACAACAAGAAGGCGAGCGATTCCATGAGCGCTGAACTGAAGGCGTTCTGGAACCAGGCCGTCACGCTCGGGATGCTGTCCAGTGAGGACCGGGTGCGCCAGCACGCCCCCCGGGCGCAGCTGGCCGGTGACGGGAAGACCTGGTTCCAGTTCAGCAACTCCACCAACGCCGATGAGGCTGTGCTGGACATCCAGGACGAGATCGGCTTCTGGGGCGTCACCGCCGCCGACTTCGCCCGCCAGCTCACCGACGTCACCGCGCCGTCCATCCACCTGCGGGTCAACTCGCCGGGTGGCGATGTGTTCGACGGCGTCGCCATCGCCAACCTGCTCCGCGCGCACAAGGCCACCGTCAACGCCACCGTGTACGGGCTGGCCGCCTCGGCGGCGTCGTTCATCTGCATGGCCGCCGACTCGGTGACGATGATGCCCAACAGCTCAATGATGATCCACGACGCCATGGGGGCGTGCCGGGGCAACGCCGCCGACATGCGCGACCTGGCCGACCTACTGGACAAGGTCAGCGACAACATCGCCAGCATGTACGCCGACAAGGCCGGCGGTGAGGCGTCAGCCTGGCGCGACACCATGCGCGGGGAGCAGTGGTACAGCGCCCAGGAGGCGGTGGACG